AAGTTAGAAAATGCAGTGCAAGCCCAGCAAGAGGCAATGGACACACTGCGAGAGTCTTATGAAAAACAAGGTAAGTCTCTTATGAATATGTCTAGAAGAAACTCAGAAATAGAAGCTGAAAAAGCAGAGTATCTTGCAATATTTAGCAGACACAATTTAGATATGCTAGCATTGAAAAAGCCTGGTCTTATGACTAATAGGTTTAATGGTGGTAGTGAAAAAGTGATGGAGGGAATGGAAGATGATACAGAAAAGTTATACGAGCTTACTGTGCCTAGCACTGACGATAAGTAGTTGTAGTTTACTTCCTACTAAAAAATTAGAGGTAGTATCAAAACCAATTGAAATCGACATCATGCAACCTGATTTACCAAGACCATTAGAGCTTACAGCTCCTAAATGGTGGGTAGTATCAAATGCAAGAATAACAAATCCATGTATTAAAAGACTACAGGACGATGGTAGTATGAAAAGACCAAAGACTTGTATTAAAGAAGATACCGAAAATCCAGATTGGCCAGAGGGATATACTTACTTAGACCAGTTCTTAGACGAAATGAAAGAACAAAACAATGGAGAAGTACTATTTGTAGGAACAACCATTGGAGACTATAAAGTCATGTCAGAGGATATGCAAGAGTTAAAAAGATATATTAATCAACTAGGAGAAGTAGTAATCTACTATAGAACAGTTACAATGCCAAAAGTAAAAACTGATGACAGTAAGTAAACGAAGTTTAGAGATGTTGTTAAAGCAACAAATCAAAAAATACCCTAAACAAAGGGCAAGACTTGAGAAGGAGTTGCTAAAACTTCAACCCAAGAAAAAGAGGAAATAGATATGTTAGTAGATTTAGTAGGATACATTACTATGATAGTAACAATAGCAAGTATAATAGCGGCGTCAACACCAACACCCAAGGACGATGAATGGATGGGCAAACTCTATAAGTTTATAGATATGTTAGCTCTAAACATCGGAAAAGCAAAGGATAAGGCAAATGGCTGATGAAAGATTTAGTGGCGATATGTCACGAAACGAAGTAGAAATAGACCTTAGTAAGTTTATGGAACTCGTAACCGAAAATAGTAATCTTAAAGCAAAGATTACTGAGATGGAAGCCAATAAAGAACCTGATAATCCATGGCAGCGTTGGATATTTTTATCTAACATGATAGACGCATGGAGAATATTTCCAAGAGCATTTCTATCAGTATATATTTTCTTATTATACTATGCCACCATGTGGTTCATGAATTTGCCAGACCCTTCAATGGAACAGTCAGGGTTAATTTCAGTTATAGTAGGAGCAGGCGCAGCTTGGTTCGGACTCTATGCTGGAACAGCCAAAGACAAGATAAATTCTAAGTAGCAAAAAATATTTCTTGACATTTGTTTATTATTTTAGTATAATATACTTATGAAAAAATTACAAGAACTCAAAAAATTTATCAAATACTGCAAACACTGTGGTGGTCGTAAGAACACTAAAGAATGCAGTGGTTACAAGTGTTGGATTAGATGAATTTATTTTACTTAGATGAAGATTTAGATAAGTGTGCGGAGTATCATGTTGACAAGCATATTGTCAAAATGCCTTTAGAGGCAGCACAAATACTTTGCACCACTATCTGGATAGACAAGTATCTAGGCTTTGTACCTAGAGCATTAAACGCAGAGGAGCGAGAAGTACTAAATAAGGAGAAAGCTTTAATCAAGCATCTACCTCCATCAGAGCGTCCCGTAACTCCCTACCTCCCTATGATGTATAACCACCCTTGCACTATTTGGGCAAGATGTTCGTTAGACAATCATGAGTGGACACACTGCTATGCTAATGCACTCAATGATGAGTACCATTACAGATATGGCAAACAACACAAGTCAATAGTCGAAGTAGTTAATAAACTACCTGAGACAGTAAACATTCCGAGACTGGGCTTTACCCAATTCGGTTTGGCTATGCCAGATGACCTTAAAGATTATGATAATCCAATACAATCGTATAGAGACTACTATCATCTAGATAAGGCTACATTTGCGAAATGGTCACACCGCCCTAAGCCCAGTTGGTGGAATGAAGATTATGCCGATTACGAAAAAAGGATTACTAGAAGTTAATGTATAAATTTAAAGAAGATATTGTATTAGATATGATACAGAAATATATAGAGGGAACTTATACTCAACACTATAGTAAAAACAAAATACAAACAACTGAGTTTGTATTTGATGCAGGGCATGGAGAAGGTTTTTGTATAGGAAATATAATTAAGTATGCACAAAGATATGGAAAGAAAGAAGGAAGAAATCAAGCAGACTTAATAAAGATAGCACATTATGTGATAATTTTAATGGGGCAACAAGTAGTGCCACCTAATTTTACGGAGAAGTATAATAATGGCAGTCAAGACTAGAAAACACGAAAATCTAACAGAAACAAACATCAATCATGTAATGGAGTTGTTAAATAGTGAGAAACCTATAACAAAGAAAGAAGCATGTAATATACTGAATATAAGTTATAATACGACACGACTGTCAAAAATTATAGAAGAACATTTAGAAACAGTAGAATTTAGAGAAAGAAGAAAAGCCTATAACAAAGGCAAAGGTGCTACTGAAATGGAAATTAAACAAGTAGTAAATTTTTATTTAGAAGGTAGTAATGTTTCTGATATAGCAAAAAGTTTATATCGTTCACCAGCTTTTATAAAAGCAATTATAGAGAGATTGGGTATACCTCAAAAACTTTCTATGACAGATTATGAAGGAAGAAGAAACGCAATGCTACCAGAACAATGCGTAGCAGAAGAATTTCAAATTGAAGAAAAAATTTGGGCAGTTAGACAAAACTACCCAGCAATAGTACAAAGACATTTAGGGACAGATAAAGAAACAGGTATTCATACTTATCTTGTGATGACAATAGAGTGCACACAAGAAGATTTAAAAGACACCTATTTCCCTCATTTATCACATGCAGGTAAACAATACTGTTTAGCCTCATATGAAATGGGAAGTCTCAGGCACTTACAAAAATATTTGTAAGCATAAGGAACACAACATGGAGTATTTTTTAGCGTTTTATATATCTGGCGTGGCGTTAGCTATGCTTAGATTATATAGACCAAGTTGGTTATTAATAAAAAAGGTAGACCCTACAAATATTTTAATTCAACAGAAAGTAATAGCTTTTTTCATTATACTAATTGGTTTTATGATTATACTTATTCCTATAAGTCCAGCATTACTTTCTGACAAGTTAAGAAATAGCTTTTGCGTGTCATTTTGTGATGCAGTGTTGAATAAAAATGGCGTATAGTAAGGAAGTAGTAGAACGATTCGAGAGTGTCTTAGCAAATCCTAAGAAACATTCTGTAGGTCGTTTTGACCCCAAAGACCCCATGGTTGCAACAGGAATGATTGGAGCACCAGCATGCGGCGATGTAATGAAGTTACAGTTAAAACTTGATGATGATGATAAAATTATTGATGTTAAGTTTAAAACTTATGGTTGTGGAAGTGCAATTGCAAGCTCCACAATGTTTGTAGAAATGCTAACAGGTAAAACTATAGAAGAAGCAAAACAAATAAAAGATAAAGAAATAGCTGAAGCACTACAGCTGCCACCAATTAAACTACATTGTTCTGTGTTAGCAGAAGGAAGTATAAAAAGTGCAATAGAAGATTGGGAAAACAAAACAAAACATAGGAGACATAACCAATGTACAACGACTTAGTAAAACATTTAGAAGGACAGATAGCTTATCATAGAGCAAACTGTAGAGTATATATGAGAAATTCAGTAGGTATCGGAGAACACCCAGATGTGATGGAAGCAATCAAGTCAGAACTTGCAAAGCTTGCCGAAGCAGAAGATATGTTAAACGCCTTACAGAAACATTTAAAATGATACCATTACCTTATAGGTACCAAAAAATAGTTCTTGACAACTGGTTATGAATTTTATATAATATATTCATAAAATAAATAATAATAGCAAATATGAGCGACAGGTATTACATGCAAATGCGAGAGACCACAGGTTGGTGTTTCGGAATGCCCGAGTTCATGCGCAACAAACCTAAACGGAGATATAAAATGCCTTGGACAGACGAAAGTAAAGAGCAAGCAGTAACTATGTATCAGGACGCGGAACCTACGCCTGAAACATCTATGGAGATTGTTAAAGACATCGCAGATGAACTTAATGAATCACCAAATGGGGTTCGAATGATATTAACAAAAGCAGGTGTTTATGTAAGAAAAACTCCAGCAGCTAAGTCCTCAGGGGGCTCAACTGGCGGTGGTAGAGTTAGTGTAGCAGACGCACAAGACAAACTAATTAGCACTCTTGGAGATGCTGGTCAAGAAGTCGACTCTGCAATTATTTCTAAACTTACAGGTAAAGCAGCAGTATATTTTACTACTGTTATAGAAAACCTTAACAAGTAGTTAATTGACATTTTTCTAGGGTAGTGTATCTGCCCTAGATTTTTTACATCTTTAAGAAGTGACCACAATTTAACAGAATCAAAATATTTTTGTTGGATTAAATTGGAGGCACAATGAAAAAAGATGAGTTTAAAAAACGAATGGCTGATGCAGGTGACGCAGTAGTTACCTATAGAAGTCAAAATTCGCGTAAACTAAAGTACAATGTATGCACAATAGATTTCTCTACTAAATATATACAGCAGAAAAGAAATCGAGCTAAAGAAGGGCAGCATACAGTATTATTATTTTGTTGGGACACTGATTCTTATAGAATACTTGTCCCTGAAAATGTAACGAGCATCGTGCCTCTTAACCGAGTCATTAAGAATGATTGATTTAAATGCTCCTGCAATTTATGAAAAAATAATAGAAGAAAATGATACTGAACAAGTTAGATTAGTTATAAATACTTTTCGAGATGTTGAGTATATTTCCCTTAGAAAATACTACATGGACTTCGAAGAAGAGTGGAAACCTACCCGACAAGGAGTTACTATGGCACTAAACCTTAGTAATAGTAAACACCTCTTCGAAGGACTAGTAGAAATTCTCTCCCTAGCAGAATCCAAAGCAATTTTGGAAGATAATTTCAAAGATTTGCTAGATGAAATCTACCTCTAGCAAAAATAGTTCTTGACAATTCCTTAAAATTTTAGTATAATATACTTATGATTATTAAGAATAACCTCAGATATGACCAACACGGTCGCAAACGCAAAAGCAAAACCACAAAAGCTGTGAAAGCACCAGCACAAGAGTGGAAAACATTTGCTCCAGAACCTACATATCGTAGGACTACCAAAGAATACCCTTCGGCTCCTATGAGCCAGTATACTCCTGCACGCGATTCCTCTTATAAAAAGGAAGCAAGTAGTAATTACACAGTATCTATAGCATACAACAAGGGCGCGTACCAAGTCATCCCGAAAGAAGAAGTAAAACATATAGGAAAGTAATGAAAGGATTAGAAGCAATGTTGAATCGAGCTAAGATTGCCTATTACAATGGGCAACCTTTTATGTCAGACGAAGTGTATGACAGACTCGAGGACACTTACAAAAAACACACAGGAGAATTAAGTATTGGAGCGACTCTATCAGGAGATAGATATCCACATGCTTTTCCTATGTATTCATTACAAAAAGTATATGTTGGAGAAAAGAATCCAGCTTCAGTATACAACCTACCCACAGTGGTATCGCCTAAGTTAGACGGTGCTGCTGTGAGTTTGCAGTATATAGGTGGAGTATTAAATCTAGCTCTCACAAGAGGAGATGGCAAAGAAGGGTTAGATATAACAGATAAAATGAGAACATTAGTTCCAAACATCATAGATACTGATGAAAGAGTAGTGCAGATTACAGGAGAAGTAGTAGCACCTCTAGAGGTAGAAAATGCTAGGAACTATGCTGCAGGAGCATTAAACCTAAAAGATGTAGAACAATTTAAAAAGAGAAGATTACTATTTGTAGCCTACAATGTAGAACCTAGTATGAAGCAGTTTTACATAGAGGACATGGCAGTTGTAGACTCATGGCTCTTTGATACTTGTCTTACTCAGAAATACGAGAACTTTCCACAAGATGGGACTGTATGGAGAATAGATAGTAACAAAGCATGGAATCAACAAGGACATACTTCTCACCACCCTAGAGGCTCCTTTGCTTTGAAAGAAAAGAAAGACGGAGTTATAACTACATTGTTAGATGTAGTATGGCAAGTAGGGAAATCAGGCGCTGTATCACCAGTTGCAATTCTAAAGCCTTGTATAATAGGCGAAGCAACAGTAAGTAAAGCAACATTACATAACATGGGTATAATCGAAGACCTAAATCTAGAGATAGGTTGTCAAGTAGAAGTTATCCGAGCAGGGGAAATTATACCCCAAATAGTAGCGAGAGTAGACTAATGATAATAATATATGGAAAAGACAACTGCCCTTATTGCGACATGGCAAAAGGTTTAGCAGAAAGAAAAGGATTAGAACATACCTATTTAAAATTAGGTACAGACTTTGACCAGTTGGATTTATTTACAATGTTTCCAACAGCAAGAACATACCCACAAATTATTTTTAATGATGAAAAGATTGGTGGATATACAGAATTTGAAAAGTTAATACAGGAGAACAATTAAAATGGACGACGATTGCATAGTATATTCAACATATACAGAAGGAGATAGAGTAGGAACAGTAGTAAGACACAAGACAGGAAATTACTGGGGAGTACATTTGATTGAAACTCCAACAAGTAACGCAGGTTTTTTAATGTGGCACCCTACTAAAAGTGAAAGCTGGTGTGAAGATATAGCCGAAAACTTTTGTCAAGGCATGGTTAATCAAGATGGGAGTATACCAAATGGTTGATACACAAAAATTAGTAGAAGCTATGGAAGAAAGTATAGTATTACTAACTTATACTTGCTTAGTAACAAATGTAGAAAAACAAAGAGAAGTTACAGTAGCAAAACAATTTACAAATAATTTTGAGCTACCCCATAAAATAATAGACAACAAAGTTATGTGTTATGATGTCGAGTTTAGAAAATGGCACGACATAGAGATAAACACAATAATTAAATGGAAAAAAATAACATAGGAAAAACATGGCAAACAATGTACATTTTAATATTAGTATAGAAACTAATAATGAGCAAAAACTAAAAGAAATGTTAGATTTTGTAGAAACAGAAACAGAATGGGGCGAGGAAAAGAAATTCACTATGAAAGAGTGGGACTTCGCCTTGCTTCCTATTTATGCAACTCCTTACGATGAAAACAGTTGGTATGCTTGGGGTTGTGATAACATGGGAGCTAAGTGGGTAAACATTGAAGAAGCAGATACACATAGTATTTATGGATATTCTGCATGGAGTCCTCCAATTCCAATGTTAAACAGCTTAGCCGAATACCTAGGGAAAGGTACTCATTTAAAGATGACTTACGAAGATGAGTTTAGAGGCTTTATAGGAGTAGCGTGGGCAGATGGAGATGGAGAACATGACTTCGAAGAACTAGATGGAGACGATGTCACTCAGTGGATATTAGAACCACTAGAACTAGATGACATACCTGAAGATTTTGAATGGTGGGAACCACATCCAAAACTAAATGATTGGACTCCTCAAGAGTACTTAGATGAGCGAGTTTATGAGTGGTTCGATGAAATTTGATAAGAAAGAACTAGAAAATTCAAAAAGAATCTTCAAATCAGCAACTCCAAAGTTTGATATATCATGGTATATTAAATGGACTGCTAGTGTATTTATTCTTTTGGCAATGTCTATTAGAGGCATAGAAGGATTACAACTATATGATTTAATATTCTCCGTAATAGGAGTTGCAGGTTGGTTAGTAGTAAGTATTCTATGGAAAGATAGAGCATTGCTTATATTAAATGGTGTAGGACTCATATTTCTAGTTAGAAATTTATTTACATCTTTGATGTCATGAGTAAGGGAGTATATAATCAAACTTATTTTGACAACCACCCCTCTGAAAAAGAAAGAGAGGGTGTTCTATATGGCGTTATATTAGTAAACCAAACCACATTTGAAAGAGAATGTATCAAGGTGGGAATGGCAAGTGGTAAGGACTGGCGTCATGTAGTAAAACGAAGTCGTGGTTTTAAAGGGTACGACTTAAGAATACAAAGGACTTACCATGATACTTTATACAATGTGTGGAAATGGGAACAGAAGCTACACGAACTGTATAAAAATGACAGTTACAAACCAAAGGTTAAGTTTGGGGGACACACAGAATGCTTTAAAATTTCATCGCTTATTCTGCAGGACTTTCCCAAAAATAGTTCTTGACAAATGGTTGTGAATCTTATATAATATATATACATTTTAGGAGAAAACAAGATTGAGACAGATAGTACCGCCAACAAATTGCCCTGCTTGCAGTTCAGTTTTAGTTTGGATTAACGACCAACTATTTTGTCAAAATCCTAATTGCAGTGCACAATCTAGTAAAAAACTAGAGCATTTTGCAAAGACTCTAAAAATAAAAGGACTTGGCCCAGCTACTATTGAGAAGCTAGGTTTGTCCAACTATCATGATATTTTTTCACTCACCCAAGAAGAAATATCTTTTTTACTGGATTCAGAAAAACTAGGCTCAAAGCTACACGCAGAAATTCAAAATTGTACCACAGCTTCAGACCTAACTTCTCTCCTTCCAGCTTTTTCGATACCGCTGATTGGCTCAAGTGCCTCTAATAAATTAGCAAAACGAATCTCATCTATAAGTGAGATAACCCCAGAGATATGTATAGAAGCAGGTCTGGGTCCGAAAGCGGCGTCGAGTTTGTGTGATTGGTTAGTGAATAGCTTTCACTTTGAGGGATACTACAAACTTCCGTTTTCTTTTGAATTTAAAAAAGCAAAACAGGTTAATATAATTTCTAAGGGAACAGTTTGTATATCAGGAAAACTAAGTAGTTATCCTACTAAAGCAGCCGCTCAAAAAGTATTAGAAGAAAACGGCTATGTAGTAAAGACTAGCATTACAAAAGATGTCAGCATCTTATTTAATGAAAGTGGAATAGCAAGTTCTAAAACTAAACAAGCAAACGAAAAGGGTATAACAATAATTGAAAACATAAAAGCATTTATAGAGGAAATTTAAATGGCATTACCAAAATGGACAGACGAGAGAACTCAATCTTTAACAGATTTCGTCGGAAGTGAGTCACCAATATCTCAGGCAACTGTTGCTCAAGCAGCTGAGAACTTAGAAACATCAACAAGAAGTGTTTCAAGCAAATTGAGAAAAATGGGTTTTGATGTTGAATTAGCATCAGCTTCAGCAAGCAAGTCTTTTTCAGACGAGCAGGAAGCTACTTTATCAACATTTGTAATGGATAACTCTGGCGTATACACATACTCAGAAATCGCTTCAAACTTTGAAGGCGGAGCATTCAGTGCAAAATCAATCCAAGGAAAAATCTTATCAATGGAATTAACTTCACATGTTAAGCCTGCTCCTAAAGTAGAGACTGTAAGAACTTACACTCCTGAAGAAGAATCAACATTTGTTGAAATGGTTAATGGCGGAAGCTTCGTAGAAGATATCGCTGATGCATTAGGCAAATCAGTTAATTCAATCAGAGGTAAAGCTCTTTCTTTACTAAGAAGTGGCGACATCGGTGCTATCCCTAAACAGCAACATACAAAAGGCTCCTCAAAAGCTGACGTTCTTGCTGATATAGATATCGCAGAAATGACTGTCGAAGCTATCGCTGATGAAATTGGCAAAACTGTAAGAGGCGTTAAAACAATGTTAACTCGTAGAGGTTTACAATGTGCTAACTACAACGGCGCTGCTAAAAAAGACATAGGTTAATCCTAGTTCTTATTCCGTGAGGGACTAACCAGTCCCTCACATTTTATTATCTATTACTTTGGGAGAAGTAAGTGAATATCGCATCTGCATTAATTAAACAAATCATAGTCCAGCAAGACTTGGATACATGGTCAAATCTTAAGGAGAATTATCTTCCTGGAGAGTATCAACCTGTATTTAGCGCGTTGGCTAAACATGTAGATAATTATTCAAACCTCCCAGATTTCGAATCATTAAAATACGAGATTCGAGACCGTTCACTCCAAGAAAAAATATTCGCAATCGAAAATGTAGAAGTCGAGGTTGACGCGTGGCTGTTACTTGACTATCTCAAAAATGAGTATGCACAAATCGAAATATTAGACGAATTAGATAGGTATGTAGATAGTACTGTTGCTATGGCATCAGCAGAAGAAAACATTGAACAGCTACAAGAAATAGTTTTAAAAGTAAGTGATAAAGTTGATGTTAAACCACCTGAAGAAAGTATGGATTCTATATCTTTATTTGATTCGGAAGAAGAACTTGGTAGATATGTACAGTTAGGATTCAATAATGATTTTGATTCTACAATACAATTTTCTCCAAAAGACCTTGTTATGGTGGGTGGTAAAAGAGGTGCAGGTAAATCTGTAACTTGTTGTAATATTGCTAGTACAGTTTATAACAAAGGCAAGTCTTCTTTATACTTTACTATAGAAATGGATAGTAGGTCTATATTACAAAGAATATGTTCTATTTCTACACAAGTTCCTTTTAATAATTTAAGGAATAGACAATTAAGTCCTGCTCAGTGGAAAACTGTAGCAGGTTGGTGGGCTAACCGTTTTGAAGGAGGGTATGAATTATTACCTGATTTTTATAGTGACGGTGACTTTGATAGCTTCCATAAAAAATTAACTAAGTTAGATTTAGATAAAGAAAAACAGATAGATGTTATCTATGACCCTAACCTAACTCTAGGCAAAATACAAAGTGAATTAGATAAGAAAGTTGCACAACTAGATATAGGTGTAGTTGTAGTAGATTATATAAACCAAGTCAAAAGACACAATGCCCCTAGTCGTTCAGGACAGTATGAATGGACAGAACAAATAGAAGTAAGTAAGAAACTGAAAACATTTGCTCAAGAATATAATACAATGTTCTTTGCTCCGTATCAAACTGATGCAACAGGAGAGGCTAGATTTGCTAAAGGTATATTAGATGCTGCAGATGCTGCATTTAATTTAGAGACATGGGAGAAAGGTTCCGATGTTGTAACTTTCTTTAATACAAAAATGCGTAATAATGAGATGAAAGATTTTACTAGTGTTGTTAATTGGAATACACTAACCATCGGACCTCAGTCTGGAGTGAATCCAAAAGAAAGAGAAGAAATGGAAAAATCAATGAAAACTGGTGAGGACATGTACGACGACTAATGATATTATATACAGAAGCACAATTACAGCACGCTTATATATCTTATGTAAGAGAAGCGTATAAACAAAATTTAGTAGTAGTTCCGACACTAGAGGAGTTCAGACTATTATTCGAGGAACGCGAAAGAGAAAAGTTGGAGGAGCGAGAGAATGGCCTCGGACAGGATAAGTAAGAAAACTGCAGAATTAGTACACTTTCCAAAGTGTCACTGGTATAGTTGTGATGTTAGACAACTACTAGCAAATGAAACAGTAGAAAAAAATTTAGAAAAAAGAATACCTATAAATACACCTTTACTACATAGTATTCATAGTGACGGTTTCATGAATCCAATATTAATAGGAAAGAATGGTTGGCCTATAGCAGGAGGACAAAGACTAAGAGTCTGTGTTCAAATACTAAAGAAAAATCCTGATTGGAAGTGCGAAGTTGAAGTTTGTGAGTTATATCATGATGAGTATAATATGTTTTATCTGTGGCCTGAGGTAGAGTTTAGAGATAAAGTTATAGCAGTATACTTTCAAATGATAGAGTTAGTATTTAAAAGTTTATATTATAATTACGATAAGTCTAGAGACGGTACAGAAATGACAGTCTATGAAGATTTAGGCGATAGAATGAAATGGAATCATAAAGGAAAATGACAGTAGAAGAACTATTAAAAGAAAGAGGTATAGATTATAAACAGTCTCCTGCAGACTATATTGTAAAATGTCTAAATCCTGAGCATGATGACTCCAACCCTAGTATGAGAATTGATAGAATTACAGGAATTTACAATTGTTTTTCTTGTGGGTTCAAAGGTAATTTATTTAATCATTTTCATGCTCCTCAAAACGCATTAGATATTCGTAGAGAAAAATTTAAAAGAAAAACAGAACAAAAGAGAGCTTCTTCCATAGGTTTACAAATGCCTAGAGGGGCTATGCCCTACTCAGGTACATGGAGAGAAATTAGTNGTGAAACTTATAAAAAGTTTGACTGTTTTATTCATGCTGATAAACCTTTTACAAGCAGACTCTCTTTNCCAGTTAAGGACTTGACAGGAAAAATAGTAGCATTTAATTGCAGGACACAGAATCCTACAGANATGCCCAAGTATATAATACACCCTCCCAAAGCGGTATTGCCACTATTTCCTGCTCAAGTTCGCCCTATAAAAGGAAGAGTGATACTAGTTGAAGGTATTTTTGATGTACTAAACTTACATGATAAAGGACTACCAAATGCTGTATGTTGTTTCGGAACAAGAAACATATCAGTTGAAAAACTATCACTATTAAAAATGACAGGAGTTGATGGAATTGATATTCTATTTGACCCTGACACAGCAGGACAAGAAGCAGTAGAAGACGTGCAAAATATGTGTCTTGCAGCAGAATTAACATACAAAAACATTAAGCTACCAGTAGCATTGGGAGATGCAGGAGCTTTACCACTAAATCAAGTAATAAAACTAAAGGAACAATTATATGGGTGAATATTATAACCAAACTAGACTAGAGTCCCAAGTACATCTTACTGAAGAAGAGTATAAGAAAAATCAATCTAATAATGCTAAGAATACTAGGTGGACTGTAGCAGAGTCAGAAAAATTTAAAGAATTATTTCAGCAAAAAGTTTCGTATGAAGAAATTGGAAAGATTATGAGAGAAGAATTTGGAAATCGAGAGTACACAGCTAAGTCTCTAGCTAATAAGCGCATGCGAATGGGATTACCACCTTTTTTTGAGCGACTTGATAGGAGAGCAAAGTTTAATCCTGATACTTTGAATCCACAATTTGATTTACTCAAAGATGAAGGAACTGGGAAAATAATTGTCAAGTGTAAAAAGTGTGGAGAAATATCGTCTAAACAAAGAAGGGGTGCTATCAAGGGTTGTAAGTATTGTAAACAAAAACCTAATGACCCACAAGATATTTATGTAATAGAGTTTACAGATTTTAAAATTCCTTCAATAAAAGTAGGAATTAGTTACTCTTATGAAACGAGTAGAAAACAAACGTTTCCAAAACATAAACTATTAAAACTATTTAAAACAAAGTACGGAAAAGCTATAAAAATAGAAGAATTAATGCAAGACTTATATGGACTTTATAGAACAAACCCAGAAGAGCTTGTTGGCAAGGGACATACAGAATGCTTTCACCCATCACAAAAAGAACAAATAATAAAAAGTATAGAGGAAAAATTACATGGCTAAAGTAGCAATTATAGAAACAAAAACAAGTAGAAATAACTATGAAAGATTGTTTGATAACTCGTTTGAGTTTGAGCAGTTTCAGTTATGTTCTGACCCCACACTAAAGAAAGTACTAAAGAGAGATGTAGACTTAGTACTAAATACAGATGATTATGACTGGCTAATATTGGTCGGTTCAGAAGCACTTAAATACTATACCAAATTAAATTCTGTAACAGAATACAGTGGTAGAGTAGTAGAAGAAAAGTTTATACCAGTTATAAACCCAGCAATGCTTGCATTTAAACCAGAGGCTCAAAGAACTTGGGACGACTCCAAAGATAATATTATAAAGTATATCAAAGGGGAACTAAAGAACGTAAAGCTAGGAGAGGATAAAGCATATGGGATACAAGACAGTAGAGAGCTCAGTCGTTTTTTAATAAAAGCAAGAGACTCTGAGTATGACTTCATAGCACTAGATTCTGAAACAACAGCACTATATCCCAGAGACGGTCATATACTCGGTATGAGTATATCATATGAGCCTAATCATGGAGCATATATAGATGCTGATTGTGTAGACACAACATGTGAAGCTCTATTACAACAGATATTCAATAAGAAAAGAGTAGTATTTCACAATGCTAAGTTTGATTTACATTTCTTTGAGTATCATTTTAATTTTAAATTCCCAAGATTTGAGGATACCATGTTATTACATTATATGTTAGACGAAAATCCAGGCACTCATGGTTTGAAACAACTTTCTCTAAAGTATACACCTTATGGAGATTATGAAAAACCTATGTATGATTGGATGGACGACTACAGAAAAAGAAATGGTATGCTCAAAGGAGATTTTACTTGGGACTTAATTCCTTTTGATGTAATGAAACACTATGCAGCTCTAGATGCTGTTTGTACTTTCCTCTTATTTCAAAAATTTGAAACACCCCTGTTAAAAAATGATAGACTGTATGGAGTATATAAAGATATATTACTTCCAGGCACTAGATTNCTAACAGACATAGAAGGTAATGGTGTACCTTTCGATAAAGAAAGATTAGAAAAGTCATCTGTGTTAATGCAGAATGATATTGATAAAGCAGTTGCTAAATTATACACCTATGAAGCTGTAAAACAGTTTGAGATTAATCAAGGTAAGCCTTTTAATCCAAACAGTACAGTACAACTTCGAGCTTTACTATTTGATTACTTAGGTTTAAAACCTACAGGTAAGAAAACAGGAACAGGAGCTGATTCAACAGATGCAGAAGTACTAACAACACTAGCAGAAGAACACCCAGTACCAAAACTAATATTGGATATAAGACAAAAAGTAAAAATCAAATCGACTTATTTAGATAAAATATATCCACAGTTAGATAAAGATAGCAGACTAAGAACAGGCTTTAATCTTCATGGTACGACATCAGGTCGTTTATCTTCTAGTGGTAAAATGAATATGCAACAGATACCTAGAGATAATCCAATTGTCAAAGGTTGTATCAAAGCAAAGCCAGGCAACAAAATAGTTGCTATGGACTTAACAACAGCAGAAGTATATTGCGCAGCAGTACTTGCAAACGATAAAAACTTAATGCAAGTTTTTCAAAGCGGAGGTAATTTCCACAGTAATATTGCCAAGATAGTATTCAATCTCCCATGTGATGTCGATGATGTCGCAGAACACTATTCTACAGAAAGACAAATGGCTAAGGCAGTTACCTTCGGTATTATGTATGGAGCAGGACCGAAAAAGATAAGTGAACAGGTTACTAAAGATTCAGGAAAGTACTTTAGTATGAGAGAAGCATCAGCAGTTATTGCAGATTACTTTCAACAGTTTCACGGTTTAAAGAAGTGGTTGGACGATGGTAAACAATTTATTCAGGATAATGGATTTATGTATTCATTCTTTGGAAGAAAGAGAAGATTACCAAATGTTTTCTCAACTGATAAAGGCATAGCGTCACACGAGGTTAGGTCTGGAATTAACTTTCTAGTCCAATCAATCGCTTCAGATGTAAACTTAATAGGAGCTATAGAAATGAACGAGTATATCAAACAGACTGGTATGAAAGCAAAGATATTTGCACTAGTTCATGACTCCATTCTAGCAGAAGTGCCAGAGGACGAGATAGAAGACTATTCAGAAAAATTACAAAACTTCATACAAAAAGATAGAGGGCTTTCTATACCAGGAACTCCTATAGGTTGTGACTTTGATGTACATCAAGATTACTCCTTAGGTAAGTTTGAGAAGAAGTATGAAACTCTCTGATGTTAACTTTCCAATCTATGTCTTACATACAGACGATGTCATCTTTCGAGATGGCATTCTCTGGTGTGATGGAGACATAGTAGACGATAAGAATGTTAGTGGTAAAACGATAGGTAAAAGAAGACTATCAACTCCACACAAAAATCTATATAAACTAAAGATTATGATTGAAGACTTTCCAAGTCTATTCAAACATAGAGGTAAGTATTATATAGATTCCACAGGTAAATTTTTTATCTATGAAAAAAGTAAAGTAGTAGACTTAATTTATCACAAAATTAAAAGAATAGAAAAGAAAGAAGTAGCTACGATTATATGGCTAGAGAATATAGCTTTTCCTTTCGAAACAAGAAGACCCCCTGATTTACAATATAAGTATGCAGGAGTTCTTTACATTAAAAAACAACCAGCGTATTTGTATGAGTTTAGTACAGAAATGAAAAAGAAAACATGGCGAAAAATATGAAAATAATTATAGAACTAGATACCGAGAAAGAACAGGATTTACAAACAATCAAAGAGTTTATCGAACTATTAAAGAATAATGAAAGCAGTTCTAAGTAACAGAATATGGCTTGAAGTTACGAATAGTTATCAGTCTAAACTCGATGAAGAATTAACTTACTCTATACCTAATCGTAATCCCTTAAATCCACCATTCATTATAAAGAATATGGCAGTGGTGCGTTCAGGTTTAGTAACCATACCTATTGGAAGAACGGATTTAATACCAGAAGACTACGAAATAGTAGATAAACGAGCGCTCTCGCCAATCAAACCACTTGACTTCAAGTTTGATTTAAGACCTTCGCAACAAGAAGTATATGACTCACTAGATGACAGCGCTATAATTAACGCTTGGGTCAGTTGGGGCAAGACTTTTACAGCTTTAGCAATAGCAAATAAGCTTCAACAGAAAACACTTGTTGTTACACATACACTTTCACTGCGAGCGCAGTGGGAAAAAGAATGTAAAAAAGTATTCGGGGTCACGGCGGGTGTGATTGGTAGTGGAAAGTTTGAAATAGATGCTCCAATCGTGATTGGGAATGTGCAAACTTTGTACCGACGACAGAAGGATATACACAATGTTTTCGGGACTATCATACTTGATGAAATGCATCACGTCTCTTCTCCGACTTTCACACGAATTGTCGACTCCAATCGTGCGAGATACAAGATTGGACTTACAGGAACTATGGAACGAAAGGACGGACGTCATGTGGTATTTAGAGACTACTTCTCGAATACAGTATATAAACCACCAAGAGAAAACTACCTGAAACCTCGAGTAGAGATTGTAAAATCAGGAATAAGATTTATGGACGGAGCCTACACACCATGGGCTGAACGAGTAAATGCACTTGCGTATGATTGGGAATATCAGAACATGATTTCGTTGCTGGCAGCAAAATATGCCGCGATTGGACACAAAGTACTTGTCGTCAGTGATAGAGTAGATTTTCTGAAACGCTGTGCGAAGTTAGTCGGAGACAATGCAATTAGCGTAACAGGGGATATTCCTCACGAAGATAGAGCAGAAATGATTAAAGAAATTTTTCACGACAAAGATGTACTCTTTGGTACACAAAGTATATTTTCAGAAGGTATTTCAGTTGATTGCCTTAGTTGTCTAATTTTGGGTACACCCGTGAACAATGACCCACTACTAACGCAGCTCATAGGTAGAATTATTAGAATATACGAGGGTAAACCTCAACCTGTAATTCTAGACATACACCTCGTTGGAAAAACTGCTACGAAGCAAGCTAACGCAAGAATGGGGTACTATATAAAAGAGGGCTATGATGTTTCTGACGTATAGCATGGAAAAATATTTCTTGACACAAGTTCAAATTTTTGGTATAATATATGATATTGTTTAATTGGGAAAAGATAAAAAAGGAAAGCAATGGCAAGGTTGGTGATATACTTACTATCCTCCATATACTAACTTATAAACTTCCACCAGTAAACAGAAAAGACAGAATATTCAAGTTTTGGCAAAAGAGTTTCTATGGACACAGTTTCCTAGCTAACCCTGAGCCCTTGTTTATTCAAAGAAGGAGATATTCAGATAGCGAGATTGCACAGTACGCAGGTATCGCGTCACTACGCAACTATTTTGAATATCAAAAAACGAAAGATACCACACTAGACCTCTTGCATTTTACAGGAAATATTGAGGTCATAGAAAACAATAGATTACTTTGGATTGAAGGGGGTAGTATTCACTTTAAATTTGAAGAAATCACTAAAGGAGAAATGAAATGGCATTGAGTTTTAATCAAGCTAAGGGCGAAGCCCAAAAAAATAAAATCGATAGTTATCAATATGTTGAAGGCGATAACATCGTAAGAATGGTCGGAGATATCTTACCTAGATATGTCTACTGGCTAAAAGGTGAAAACGGAAAAAATTTACCATTCGAATGTCTATCGTTCGATAGAAACACAGAAGCATTTAACAACATAGAGAAAGATTGGGTTAGAGAATATCACCCAGAGCTTAAATGCGGCTGGAGTTATGCAATACAGTGCATACACGAAGGTAAAGTAAAGGTTCTAAACCTTAAAAAGAAACTTCTAGAGCAAATTATGGTTGCTGCAGAAGACCTAGGTGACCCAACAGATATAGAAACTGGTTGGGACGTACACTTTAAAAGAGTAAAAACTGGACCAATGGCTTATAATGTTGAGTACCAATTACAAGCTCTTAAGTGCAAACCAAAGCCTCTTAGCGAAGCAGAGCTAGAGCTAGTTTCAGAGTTAAAGTCTATGGACGAAATCTTAACAAGACCAACTCCAGACGCTCAGAAAGAACTTCTAGACAGACTAAGAGAAGGCGCAGCAAACTCTCAACCTGATGAATCAATCAGTGACGAGTTTGATATTTCTTAAGGAGTAATTATGTTATCAGTAGGACAAGAATTTCCTGAGTTTCAACTTGAAGCTTGTGATGAAAATAATGATATGCTTACAGTAGGTAGAATACCTGATGAATGGGCTGTGTATTATTTCTATCCAAAAGATTTTACTTTTATATGTCCGACAGAAATATCAGGCATGGATATTCTAGTAGAAGATGCTAGAGTCTTAGGAATAAGTGGTGATAACGAATGGTGTAAATTAGCATGGAAGAATAGTAATGAAATGATTAAAAACATTCAACATACTCTTGCAGCTGATTCAGGTTTATATCTAGCGGAAGAATGCGGCGTTGTAAACGAAGAAGAAGGAGTATGTTTTAGAGCTACTTTTATTGTAGACCCTGACAACATAATCCAACATGTATCAGTTAACGCACTAGATACGGGCAGAAATGCTGAAGAAATCCTTAGAACTTTACAAGCACTACAAGCCGGTGGACTCACTGGCTGTGCTTGGCAACCTGAGGAAGACTTCGTAGCGTGATTTTATTTACTGCAGATTGGCATATTAAATTAGGACAGAAGAATGTTCCTTTGGAATGGGCAAAGAATCGTTATCAAATGTTTTTTGACCAAATCTCTGTTCTAGAAAAAGATGTTGACCTGCATATCATTGGAGGGGATTTGTTTGACCGAATCCCCACAATGGACGAACTAAGTCTTTACTTTAAGTTCGTAAAGAGTGTTAATGTAGATACGATTATATTTGATGGAAATCATGAAGCTACTCGTAAAAACAAAACATTTTTTACAAACTTAAAAGAAGTTACAGAACAAATTAACCCACTAGTAACAGTAGTGGATAGAACTTATTATTCAGATGATTGGGCAATACTGCCTTACGCTGATTTACATAAAAAGAATAGTATAGAAGATATTAACTCTCCTATATTATTTACTCATGTTCGTGGAGAGATACCACCTCATGTAGTACCAGAAGTAAATTTAGAAAGATTTGATAAGTTTGATATTGTGTTTGCAGGAGATTTACATGCTCATAGTAATACACAAAGAAACATAGTATATCCTGGTAGTCCTATGACTACAAGTTTTCACAGACAACTTGTAAAGACAGGGTACATTACAATAGAAAAAGATTGGTCATGGGCATGGCATGAGTTTGACTTACCACAACTATTGAGAAAGACAGTAGATGACCCAGCAGATATGTTACAAACCGACTTTCATCATACTATATATGAAATCGAAGGAGACGTATCTGATTTAAGTAATATTAAAAATAGTGAACTACTAGACAAGAAAGTAGTAAAACGAAAAACAGAAGCAACACTTATTCTTGACAAAGAAATGTCAATAGAAGAAGAACTAAATGAGTACCTCAGCTTTATACTAGAGCTAGAGGATAATAAAGTTAAACAAATATTAGGAGTATTCAGTGATTACGCTAAAGAAGCTGACGTGGAATAACTGTTTCAGTTATGCTGATGGTAATGTACTACAATTAGACGACAGTAGTGTTACTCAGTTGGTAGGAACAAATGGAGCAGGAAAGTCTTCCATACCTTTAATACTAGAAGAAGTATTATTTAATAAGAATTCAAAAGGTATAAAGAAAGCAGACATACCAAATAGACATGTAAATAATGGGTATGATATTAGTATTTCTTTTTCCGTAGAAGATGATGAGTATGAAATTGATGTAGTTCGTAGAGCTAGTATAAAAGTAAAGTTATTTAAAAATGGCAATGATATATCTAGTCATACAGCTACAAATACTTATAAGTCTGTTGAGCAGATACTTGGTATAGATTTTAAAACATTTTCACAGATTGTATATCAAAATACTAATGCAAGTTTGCAGTTCTTGACTGCTACTGATACAAACCGTAAAAAGTTTTTAATTGACCTTTTGCAGTTAGATAACTATGTAAAATATTTTGATGTTTTTAAAGAGTTATCACGAAATTTATCTGGAGATGTTTCTCGCATACAAGGGAAAATTGACACAATCAATAAGTGGTTAACAAACAATAAATTAGAGAGTATACAACTATTACCAAAATTAGAAATTGAATTTATAAATGAAGAAGATGAAAAAACTTTGCGTTCTTTACAATTAGAATTTGAAAATATCTCGGAAATTACGAAAAAAATAAATCAAAACAATTTATTTAAAAAGCAATTAGAATCCATTGATTTACAAAAAGCTAAAACAGTTTTAAATGTTTATCAAAAAGAAGATACTTCTTTCCTAAAAGAAACATTAGGTACTTGGAAGTCTGAACTTGCTCACGAAACAAGAATGAGAGATAAGTATGAAAACTTAAAAAATTCAGAAGATATGACATGTCCTACTTGTAGTCAAGATATAGATTTAGACTTTATAGAAATTGAGTATAAAGAACACAATAAACGTGCACAGTACAATAGTACAGAAATAAAAAAGACAGAACAAAAGATAGAAGATATAGAAAAAATAAACTCTAGTGTAAAACAAGCAGCGGAATATATAAAAGAGTGGGAAGAATTATTTAGAAGAATAGATAAAAACTTACCTGAAGAAGTGCCAAATATAATAAATTTAGAGTCTGAAATTAGAGAACTCAAGTCTTCTTTAGGTGCTAAAAAGTTTGAAATACAGAACATCATTGATAGAAATTCTGAAATAGATAGGCACAATACAAGACTAAGTATAGTACAAGAACAAACAGAAGAATTTAATACAGAGTTAGCAGAACTAGTAAAAGATTTAAGTAATATAGAAGATAAAGCAACAAGTGTTGAAATACTAAAGAAAGCATTTAGTACTAACGGATTACTTGCATATAAGATTGAAAACTTAGTAAAAGATTTAGAAGAACTTACTAATGATTACTTGGCAGAACTATCGGATGGTAGATTTAGTTTAGAATTTATTGTTGTAAACGATAAGTTAAATGTTCATATAGATGACAATGGAAAGCAAGTAGATATTCTAGCGTTAAGCGCAGGAGAACTTGCAAGAGTTAATACTTCTACTTTATTAGCAATTAGAAAACTAATGAGTAGTATTTCTAAGTCAAGAATTAATGTACTATTTCTTGACGAAGTTACAAATGTATTAGACGAATTAGGAAAAGAAAAACTAGTAGAAACACTACTTAAGGAAGAAAATTTGAATACATATATAGTATCACATGGTTGGACACACCCATTATTAAATAAAATAGAAGTAATAAAAGAAGATGAAATAAGTAGGCTTGATGGTCAATCCTAGACAAAAAGGTAATCTTGGCGAAAGACAAGTAATAGAACTCCTAAATAGAACTACAAAAGAAGAGTGGGAACAAACCCCTGGTTCAGGTAGTGGTAAAATAAAAGGAGATTTAAGAGTACATGGAAAGCATAATATATTCTGTGTAGAAGTAAAGTTTTATAAACATGTAGGCTTTGACTCAAAAATATACACTCAAAAGAGTAACAATTTATATAAATGGTGGAGTAAAATTTGTAAACAAGCACAACAAATGCAACAAGAACCTCTCTTAATATTTAGAGAGAATCATGGTAAATTCTTTGTAGCTACAACAAGACAACCACAAAAAACGCTAAAATATATGCATATTGCCTGGCTAGGTGCATATATACTAATGGCAGAACACTGGCTAGAAAAAGAGGAGATTAAATTTACAAATGGCGATTACGTTCTCAAGCCTTGGGAACCCAGCTCCGATTGGGAACTTGCTGATAGTTGATGCATTAAATATTGCATTTAGATGGAAACATCAAAAAGTTACAGACTTTAAGTATGATTATGTTAGAACAGTAGAAAGTTTAGCTAAATCATATAATGCAGGTACAATCATAATTACTGCTGATGGCGGTAGTAGTTACAGGAAAGCTATATTCCCAGAATATAAGGCAAACCGAAAAGAAAAATATGCAGAACAAACTCCTCAAGAAGAAAAAGAGTTTGCAATGTTTATGGCAGAGTTTAGTGATACTCTGACATTATTAAAAAAGAAACACCCAGTCTTTCAATTCAAAGGAGTTGAGGCTGATGATATAGCAGCTTATATAAGTATGAACTTAAATAAGTATAATTTTGATGAGTGCTGGATGATTTCCTCAGATAGGGACTGGGACTTATTAATAACAGACAAAGTATCAAGATTCAGTACTGTAACTAGAAAAGAAGTTACATTGAATACTTGGGACGAACACTATGACTTTGAAGTAGAAGATTATATAACCTTCAAATGTCTTACTGGCGATAAAGGAGATAATGTACCTGGTATACCAGGGATTGGTCCTAAACGCGCAGTAGAAATAATGAACCAATATGGAAATATCTTTGATATCTATGCTGCAGTTCCTTTAGAGGGCAAATATAAACATATTCAATCTCTAAATGAAAATGCAGAACAGCTACTTATGAATGTAGAACTAATGGACTTAGTTACCTACGCAGAAGAAGCAATAGGAGAAAAGAACAAGCAAGTAATAGACTTAGGAATACAGGAACACTTAAATGATAAAAATTGATTATAGTAAAGATAGTTTGCTAACAGAGTTTAGTAAGCAAACTTTACAAGACAGATATATGGTAGGAGATGAAAAGAGTCCTCAAGAAGCTTTTGCACGAGCTGCCGAAGCTTTTGCTGATGATTCAGACCATGCACAGCGTATCTATGATTATGCAAGTAATCTATGGTTTATGTTTGCAACCCCTGTTTTGTCCAATGGCGGAACAAAACGAGGTTTACCAATTAGTTGTTTTCTAAATTATATAGAAGACAGTAGAGAAGGGATAACAGGTCACTACACTGAAAACGCATATCTATCATCTATGGGTGGTGGAATCGGCGGCGGGTGGAGCGACGTGAGGTCACAAGGGACAAAGACGTCGAAAGGCTCTGAGTCTACTGGTGTACTGCCCTTCATGAAAGTTGTAGATTCAGAAATGTTGGCNTTTAGCCAGGGCGTAACTAGAAGGGGTAGTTACGCAGCATATCTACATATGAACCACCCCGAAATAGAGGAATTTCTCGATGTTAGGAAACCTACTGGAGGTGATACTAATAGGAAGTGTACCAATTTACACCATGGCGTTGTTATACCTGATAAATTCATGGAGATAATCCATCGAGCTACAAAAGAACAAAACTTTGATGATAGTTGGGAATTAGTTGACCCACACTCAGGAGAAATAAAAAAAGTTGTAAGTGCAAGAACACTTTGGGTAAAGTTACTACAGAATCGTATGGAAACAGGAGAGCCTTATCTCATGTTTGAAGATGCTGTTCAGTCTGACTTACCTGATTTTCAAAAGAAGAAGGGTTTAAAAGTAAACCATAGCAATCTTTGTTCGGAAATCACACTCGCAACAAATGAAGAAAGAACAGCAGTTTGCTGTCTTTCAAGTGTTAATCTGGAGTACTATGACGAGTGGAAAAACCACCCTGCATTTATTCCAGATTTAATACGCTTTCTTGATAATGTATTAACTTATTTTATTGAGAATGCACCAGACGAATTAGAACGAGCAAAATATAGTGCTTCAAGGGAGAGAAGTATTGGTATGGGAGCGATGGGTTTTCATGCGTATCTACAGAAAAATAGTATACCGTTCGAAGGAATGGTAGCAAGTGGCGTAAATCTACAAATGTTTAATAAAATAAAATCTGAAGCAATGCAAGAAACAAAAAGAATGGCAGTTGAAAGAGGAGCGTGTCCAGATGATGATACATGCTCAGTAAGAAATGCACATCTTCTTGCAGTCGCCCCAAATGCTAGTTCTAGTATTATTTGTGGTAACACAAGTCCAAGTATTGAACCGTATAGAGCAAATGCGTTTACGCAAAAAACTAAGTCTGGTTCTTACTTAATGAAAAATAAGTTTCTAGAAGAAGTTTTAGGAAAGTATGAAATGAATGATGACAAGACTTGGTCGAGTATCATTGCAAACAAAGGTAGCTGTCAACACCTAGACTTTCTTTCAGCTGATGAAAGAGAAGTATTCAAAACAGCAGTAGAAATAAATCAGGCGTGGGTAGTAGAACATGCAAGTGCAAGACAGGAGTATATCTGTCAAGCACAAAGTGTCAATTTATTCTTTCCACCTGATGTAAGCAAAGGCGACTTGCACAATGTTCACATGTTAGCATGGGCTAAAAATATGAAAACACTTTATTACTTGAGAAGTGAAGCCATAGGACGTGCAGATAATGTATCAAATCAAGTTAAAAGAGAGGTAATTTTTGAACAATCAGATTGCCTTAGTTGCGAGGGATAAATGAATTTATTAGAAGAAAGAGATTATTATAAACCTTTTAACTATCCTTGGGCGTTCGAAATGTATAAAAAGCAACAGCAAATGCATTGGATGCCTGAAGAAGTACCGTTGCAAGACGATATAAAGGATTATAAAGAAAAACTTACACCAGAGAATAGAGCATTAGTAGATAATATCTTCCGATTCTTTACTCAAGCTGATGTAGATGTATGTTGTGGTTATGCAAAGCATTACTTACCAACATTCAAACAACCAGAAGTACGAATGATGCTTGTTAGTTTTGCTGCTATGGAAGCAGTACACCAAGAAGCGTATTCATTACTCTTGGAGACTCTTGGTAAATCAGATGAAGAATATCAGATGTTTACCGAGATTCAAGCAATGTCAGATAAACATGACTATCTTACAGATTTTAATATGAGAGATGAGCATGAGATGGCAAAAACAATGGCTGTGTACAGCGGATTTACAGAAGGAGTACAACTATTTAGTAGTTTTGCTATTCTTCTTAACTTCCCTAGACACAACCTTATGAAAGGCATGGGGCAGATTGTCACATGGTCTATTCGGGACGAAACTCTACATGTAGAGGGAATGTCCAAACTATTCAGAACTTTTATAGCTGAAAATCCAGAACTCTGGACAGACAAGTTAAAATACGAAGTATACTGTGCAGCAGAACGAGTAGTAGAACTAGAAGATAGTTTTATTGATGTTTGTTTTGATAACGCAGACATAGAGGGTTTAACTGCTGTAGAAGTAAAAGAATATATTAGGTATATCGCAGACAGAAGACTTTTAGGTCTCGGTATGAAAGCAATCTTCCACAGTACTGAAAATCCATTACCATGGTTGGACCAACAGATTAATGCAGTGGAACACACAAACTTCTTTGAGAATCGCGCGACAGAGTACGCAAAGAGTACAACTCAAGGAAATTGGCAAGACATTTTTGGATAAGGAGAAAGAAATGACAGAAGTAACCAACAGCGAGCCTGTATTAATGTTTAACGACAAGAAATACATTATCTCGGAACTGCATGACGATGCTAAGGTGATAGTGGCTTTGTTACAAGGATTAGAGCAAGATTTAAATCAAGCTAAAATTCAACATGACAGACTATTATTAGCGAAAGAAGGCTACACAAGTAGACTCGAGCAAGTCATTGATAAAGACCCTAATGAGGTTGAAGCAGAACCAGTAGAAGGTTCATAAACTAAAAACCCGCACTTAGCGGGTTTTTTTATGCAGTTTCGTTCGCTGCTTTTTTAGCATTTTTAACTGTAGTAGTCCAGACTGCACTGCAAATACCTTGGACTTCTGTAGACTCGCTTGATACATTCGTATCAGTATGAGTCCAAGAACTACCATCTTTTACAGATGATACGCACTCTAGTACTTTTCTACTAAAAGACCTTGTAAGCTCTACGCCATCTTCTTTTATTACAGTAGCTGTTCGCACCTGTATATTTTTATAGTCTCCTACAATTTCTATTTTGTCTTCGACTGTTTCTTTTGTTATTGCCATGTTATTTCTCCTATGGTCTGTACCTAGAATCCACTAGGTATATTAGTTATTAAACTTGATATGTNANTGTTCCTATTGCTGTTACTACATTATTAGCTGATACCTCTAATTCACCCATAAGTGTATAACCTAAAGTTCCTGTATCAACATTAACAAACCTAATAAATGATTCAGAACCTGATATAAAAGGTACTATTGTTCCACCACCACCTGTTGCAGATGATACATTAGAAGGACCAACATATAGTCCACCTACTCCCCCAAAACCACTAGCTGCTGTGAAAGGTAAATTACCTACTTGAACTTGTGAACCACTTGAAGGAAGTCCACCAGTAGTTACCACACGAAAATGAACAGTAACTTGATTACC